GAGTTTCATTGGTTGGGTTCCTAAATTTGGTGCCAAGCAGGTGTAAGGAGCACCCGCTTGGCGTGGGGTTAAAGTTCTGTGGTGTCGGGTTCCGGCTGCGGGTTCTTAATCTCCTCGCCGCGTGCGATAAACGCCTGCACCAGTTCTTTGTGTAATTCTGGCTGTGTTGCTTTAAGCCTGTCGATAAGGTTTTGGTTTTCTTTACGGATTGCCGAAAGTTCAACAGTAGATTTTGCCGCGCCCACCGCTTCAAGCAGGGTAAAATAATCCTCTGGTGAAACGGGTTCGGGCATAGGCGCTCCACTTTCAAGCCACTGTAACAGCGCAACGCCTGTTTTTTCGCCAAGCAAAACTGCCTCGGTTTGGCTAAAAAGCCTTGTTCGGTCTTTGCTGGCTGTCGCATAACCGCCGCCTGAAACGTCAAGTACCGTGGTAAATTCGAATTCTAGCCCATCACGCTGAACAGGGGCTAAGCCGATTTTGCGCGGTACGGATTTTCCTTTGTCTGTTGTTTCGATAACATATTCTGCTTTTGCTCTCATGCATGCAATAATATGTGCCGATGACCGCAACAGGCTATCCACTAACAGGTTGTGTTGCGGGGTAATATCGCGCCAGCTTGTGAAACTGTTTTTATACTTGCCGCTTTTTTCCAGCGCCGCTTGTTTATCCAGCAAGCCGCCTTCACCTGCCCATGCATGTGACAGGCTATCAATTATAATAACTTCATATTTTTCGCGCTCAGCTGCTGAAATAGCCGATATAAAACGTTCAGGACTAAATGGCGGTGATAATTCTAAAACATCAAAATTGAAGATGTCGGAATAAAGCGCGGCGCTGCCATGTTCCGTGTCAATAAATGCAATTTTTTTGCCAAGCTGCGAGGCGATTGCTAACGAGCTATATGTTTTTCCGCTTCCCGACACACCAACTAAAGCAAGGCGCAAACGGCTCTGTGATTTGGTGGCTTTTTTGAATAGTGTTGACATTTTAAACCTTCTTACTTTCGATATATTGCTTGAGATAAGGGTATTGAATCTTTTGGTGTTCCAAGTATTCCTTGATGTATTTCTGTTCGTTGGCTTCAAATTCCGCCTGTGATACCCGCGAATGATCTAGAGCATTCTGAATTAGCCACATGCGCTTTGCCGTGGTTTCCCGTGCCCGCACTGAGTCCCACACTTTATCATCGCCGCGCAGCCCTGGCGAATTAACACCAAAACGACCTACAAGGTACGAGTATGCCATTATGCCGCCTCCCCCATTGATTCGGTGATAGCCGCTAAAGCATAGTGTGCTGCTGCATTTTGATAGGCAACTTGACGTTCAGCTTGCGCTATAAGCTGTTGCAGGTAAGCCGTTTCTGTCTCAATAACCCACATGGTGTATTCGATTTGGTCTGCTAAGCTAAGGTTATCCATCACACACCCGCCTTTCTGTGTTTGCCTTCTAGTAAATCGTCGATGTCTTTGGCTTGGCTAAAAAAGCTGTGTGCTGCTTCTACGTTGCCTTTCCGCGCTAGTTCATCAGCGGCAACTAAAAGCTTGCTACGCATGCTTTGCAGCGTGCCCTTGTACGCCACTTCGTCTTTAAAATTTTCCATATTAGGCCGCCATTTCACGATATGCTAATTGCTCGTTGTAATCGCGCTCGAGGCTAAACACGTCGTTAACCAAGCGGTCACGCACGCCGCATATTGCCTCAAACGCAACTTGAAGTTCATTTGTGTTGTGGTTTGCCATGATGACCGCGCTGATTAGCAGCGAAGGTTCATAGGGCATGTTAAATTCTTTCTCCGGCAACAGGTTAACTAGCTTGCTGGCCGTCCATTCCGCGTGCAATGCAACTCGTTGTGCTTGCTCTAAAACCGCATTGTACGCATATGCTTTCGATGTTTGCGTTTCGCGCTCAAAACCAATTGCTTTCAAGCGGCTATGAATATCGCTATACAGTTTTGCTCTGTCTTTATAGGTCATCTCATCTCCTCCTGAGTTGATATAAGCACTATAATACGCTAAGGATTAGCAGTCAACATCTTTTCTAATCTTTCTAAGATTATTCTTGCGCGCCGCATAAAACCTAGGCTAAAAGGGGGTCAAGTACTCTCCGAAACTGTTTCAACTCCCGTGTCTGTTGCAAAATAGACACGGGTTTTTTGTTGATTTGGGAAATATTGACGCATAAAAATACCCGTCTGCTAGCAGACGGGCGCAACTTCGCACAGTAGCTATCAATTATTAGGGTTTTCCTAACAGTTCCAACTGTCCGAGATTGCCGAACGGTTCTAAACCAGTCGAATTCGACCCCTTTAGAGGTGGCCTCCAGCACAAGGGGGACACCCCCAGCAGACCTGACCCCTAAAAATTTATCGGTTATAAGATTATAATCACTTGACGGTTAGAGATTTCAAGCATATTGTGCCGTTGTGAAACTGTGCGATTACATAAAACAAAATAATCTTACCCAAGTGGAATTTGGGCGGCGCATCGGCGTTGCACGCATTCAGAACATTAATGCCATTATCAGGGTAAGGCGCGATATATCAGCCGATATGATGCGCCGAATTTATCTCGCAACGGACGGCGCGGTTATGCCAAATGATTTGGTGAAACTGCCGCCACTACCGCCAAAACAGCCATAAAGCCAAACGGGGAGCGCAAAATGGAAAAACAAAAAACAGAAAATCCATTTATATACAAAGAGGAATGGGAATTTATCCGCGATATAGGATTGCTGATGTTGTTATTTCTGGCATGCCTAGCTTCTTTTATCGCCGCATTAGTCTGGATATTGGGCTGAGTCATGGGGGGGCTTGTTAAGACCGCGCTCGAACATGCGATAGCACTGGCCAAGCGCAATACACTAAATAATAAATTCGCGCAGGCATGGGCGGCTATCAAAGGCCAGCAGCTCACCGCAGAGCATAAGTTTCACGCCACGCGCAAGTGGCGCTTTGATTTTGCCCATCTTGAAAGCAAGATTGCAATTGAGCTGGAAGGCCTCACCCATAAAGGTGGGCGCCACCAGAGCGTAAAGGGCTACACGGCTGACGTTGAGAAATATAATGCTGCGGCACTTTTGGGCTGGACGGTGATGCGCCTGACCAAATCACAAATCGACATACCGCACCTTCTCGAAATTAGAGGTCTTATCGAATTAAGACAATCGCGGGGATTTTAGCAATGAAAAAGCTCCCCATCAATGACCCGATTATCTACAAGCGCAGCCGCGATAACCAGCAGGATACAGTTATATCAGTATTGGTATATGTCTTGTTTTCGCTGATTTTTGCCGGGCTGTTTTTTGTTTTAAAATACGGGGTAGAATTATGATAGCGCGGCTTAAGAATCAGGCGAAAGAGAATCTGGCCGATAAGGCATACCGGGCACTGCTGAATGATTGCGATAGCAATTTCTGCTGGAATGGCCATGTGCGGCAACTAGCGGCGGATAATAACCTCAACCACCGCGACTTAGTGCAAGGGATTGCTCAGCTGCTCGAAAACAAGCGCATCGAGCATTACAACGGCGGGCTGCGGATTAAGGTAGGGCGCTCATGACCGCCTTTCGCATGCCATATCTTAAAGCGCCAATAAACGACAATACCGCGCCGTTTATATTCGAGGATGAGGCGGCTTATCTCCTCGATATCCTGCGCCGATATCCCTTTTTTAAATACCCTACAGCCGCGCACCGCGCCGCAGACCTACAGGCCTTTGAAGAGGTGTTTTTAACCTTGGCGGAAAACGCAAGAGCCACTGCGCAAGCACGCGGCGCGATGCTGCGCGGCATTCGGGAAACAATAGACCAATTTAAGGAGAGAGCGAATGGCAAATAGTTGGTTTCGGCTCTGGCATGATTTTGCCATTGACCCGAAGTGGAGAGCGATAGCGCACATATCTGAGCGCCCTTTACACATGGTTCAGGCAATTGCTGTATTTTTAATGTCCGATGCATCATGCAACGATGTGCAACGCGGTGCAACGAAATGCAACGCACTGACCGTTGCATGTGCAACGGGATGCAACGAAGCGGACGTTGCATCAGTGTTGCAAGCTATGCAGGGCATCGTGCTGGAAGGTAATGTTTTCATTAATTGGGATAAGCGCCAGCCTAAGCGCGAACGCGAGGAAAATCAATCATCTGGCGAGAATCCGTCTACCTTGCGCTCTCGTAAAAGACGCGCCCTTTTGAGGGATGCAACGGCAACGCCAATGCAACGCCATGCAACGCCACCAGATACAGAGTCAGATACAGAATCAGATTATAAAATATATAATCAATCAATCAATCATACCAGTACCACTACCGAGCGCGACACTAAGGCTGATTTGACTGGCGTATTGATTGATGATTTAATAAAATTTGATGGAAAAGAAAAGGGTGAACCGCAACCAGCACCTCCCCCGAATGCGAACCAGCTTATCCAGCAAGCCGATAGCCTGATTGCGGAAATCTTTGGCGAAAACCAAGGCCGCGCCACCACTCACGCAACCGATGCAGACACCGCGCAGGCTTGGATTGAAGCGGGTATCAGCCCGAAAGAGTGCCTCGATGCCATGCGCCGCGTGTGCAACGTTTTGCTGACCCGTGACGAACCTGCACCGCGTGCGCTGAAATACTTCGATAAGGCCGTGTATGCCTCGAAAAACAAGGCTTCCAGCGCAGCAGCACCAACTGAGAAAACCCCGGCACTCGTTGGCGAAATCCAGAGTTTACAACCGTGGGTGATGGAGTTGGTGCGTGAAGGCTTGGTGGAGTTCGCATGGGCGCAAAGTTGGCTGGAAAAGTGCAAGCTCGATGGCAACCGCATCCTTTGCCCAAGCCCATTCCACGCATCGTGGCTCAACGGTAGCGGTAACCACGTCATCGCCGCAATCGAGAAAAGAAAGCGCGTCAACTATCGCATTGAGGTGGTAGCATGATTCTCTATGACGCTGATAACTTTCCCAAATTCCTGCATGACATCATTGCCGAAATGCAGAAAAAGGAGCACGGGCGCTTGTTTGCAGGTCAACTGCCTACCTACGTCTGGCTAATCGAGAACCGGGGTGTTTTTGACGGCGTCTTCCAGCGCGGAAATCAGCTTTGGTTTTTGAACATCATCGACCTTGATGTTTTTAACCGAAAGCCCGGCTTAACCACAGCAGCACGCCTTGCTGGCTACGAAATCCATTGCCGCGAACTGCCCGATTTTATCTTTGCGAAAGGCAAACCCGAACACATCACCCTCGACCCGCTACACATCGTAAAAGACTGGATTATGAACAACGAAAGGAAGACCGCATAATGACAACCCCGAACCTAAAGGAAATTAAGGATGCTATTGCAACTCTTAAGCAGAAACGCCTTGAAATCATTGGCTTGCAAGAAAAATTGGAAGAGCTTACGGAAGAATACGGCGACCTCTATGAGGAATTTCTTCATGAGCCAGCATATGAAGAAATTGTTGAAATTGCCTCAGAAATTGCGTTGCTTAGTGACCTCGGAGGTAGCGACGACAAATCGATTGAACAGTTTCCCGTCGATGAGCCTCTTGAAAAAGCCGATGTGGTCGAAAATTGGGAAGCTAAGGATGTACCCCACGTTGACGAACCCGCCGCAATCGATGCAGGATGCTTTTCAGATGGGGTTAGTGATAAGCCAAGCTATACCCCCACAGGAGAGTGTGAAAATTCAACAGTTGGCTTTCCTGTCAAGTCTCAGGGAACAGATGCTGGAGATGAAAACAATAATTCAGACAATTCAACCAAGGATAGCATAGAGTGACAAATCTTAGACCAAAACAACAGCGGTTCATCGATGAATACCTGATTGACCTTAATGCAACACAGGCGGCAATCAGGGCTGGGTATAGCGAAAAGACGGCTTGTTCAATTGGCGAAGAAAACCTGAGGAAACCTGATATAAAGCAAGCAATTCAAGAACGTATGGCTGCTCGATCTAAAAATACCGAGGTCACACAAGAGTGGGTGGTTAAGGCGCTAAAAAAGAATTACTTAGAGGCAAGCGCCGATAAAGAATTCAGCGCCGTTAACAAATCACTTGAGCTTTTGGGTAAACACGTCGGCATGTTTAACAAAATAGAGGTGGAAGGCAATATTGTTTACACCAAAATTTACCGCGAGATAATTGAAAAAATTGAATCTAAATGACCGCACTGCGCATCCCCACTGCAAAGGTGTTTCAACCTCTGCTTGCCCCATCCCGTTACAAAGGGATATACGGTGGGCGCGGGAGCGGTAAGTCACGGTTTTTTGCTGATTTAATTATTGAAACATCCCTGATGCGCCCCGGCTTTAGGGCTGCGTGTTTACGTGAGGTGCAGGGCACATTGCGCGATTCTGTGTATCAATTGTTATCGGATAGCATTCAGAAGCTGGGCGTTGGTCACCTGTTTAAATGCCAGCTTAACCGGATTATTACGCCCGGCAACGGCGTCATTGTGTTTCAAGGATTGCAAGACCATACAGCGGAATCTATCAAATCCCTTGAGGGCATGCACGTTGCATGGGTTGAGGAGGCGCAGTCCATCACTGAGCGTTCATTAGAGATTCTGACGCCTACGCTGCGTGCTGAGCAGTCCGAGCTATGGTTTAGCTGGAATCCGCGCAGCGCCTTTGATGCGGTTGACAAGTTTTTTCGCAGCGCCACACCGCCACCCGATAGCATTTGCATTAAGGCTAACTACACTGATAATCCATGGTTTCCTAGCGTTCTCGAATTAGAACGATTGCATAGTCTTAAAACACGCCCGGAACGCTATCCGCATGTGTGGCTTGGAGAATATGAGCCGACCGCCGTCGGCGCTATCTGGACGCGCATGATGCTGCAATCCTGCCGTGTTACAAACTGCCCAGATATGCAGCGCATTCTTGTGGCGGTTGACCCGGCGGTTACAAACACGGATGTATCTGATGAGCATGGTATAATGGTTGGCGGACTTGGCACGGACGGCAAGGGCTATTTGATTCGTGACGGCTCGATGAAAGGTTCGCCGCTGGATTGGGCGCGGCGCACTATATCCTATTACGATGAGTTTGATGCTGACGCGGTGGTGGTTGAGGTTAACCAAGGCGGTGATATGGTCACGCAAACCTTACGCAGCCTGCGCCCATCCCTGCCCATTATTCAGGTTCGCGCCACACGCGGCAAACACGTTCGCGCCGAGCCAATCAGCGCCATGTATGAGCAAGGGCAAATTTACCACCTTGGCACGTTTTCTGAGTTAGAAGGGCAAATGGTGCAGATGACGCCAGCAGGCTATCAGGGGCATGGTTCACCCGATAGAGTCGATGCGCTGGTGTGGTTATTCACCGAGTTGTTCTCCTCTATCGTTTACGGTCAGAAAAATAATCTTGTAAATCAACCAGATTATCTTGTAGTTAAGGATTATAATCCGTATGCAACGGTGTAAATTTTATGAATGATTATCAAACTATTGTTGCTGGCTCTGAAAAAGGGGCATGGGATAAGCTGTATGAGGCCATGCGGCTATGCTCTGAAGGTTCTCTTGGCAACAATTATGCGCAGGTAATGGCCAATATTCGCCGCGCTCATGAGGCGTCTGTTGAATTGGGGGTGTATGTCATTGATACGCGCTGGGGTTACATTGCAATGGCGCTCGAGAAAATCCGCACCATGCTATCCAATACGCCTTACGCCGAGTTTGGCTTTCATCGCCAAGCACTATTCAATAATTTCAATAATATGTTAGAGAAGATGAAACGCCTGCGCCTGAAAGGAAAGCTATAATGGGTTTTTTAAGTGGTCAGAAACAGCCTGATGTTCAGCCCGTACCGCCAGCCGCCGCGCCGCCCCCAACCAAGGCACGAAAAGAAGTGGCCGAGGCTTCTGATGCAATGCGTAAACGTGCTGCCGCTGCTGCTGGAACCAACAATCGAACAATAGCCACATCGCCGCTCGGCATAACTAAGCCAGCGGAAACGCAAAAAAATTACCTGCTAGGTCAATAACGTATGGCAACACTCACCCTGCCCCCAAAAAAACAATATGAGTATGAGGGAATCAGGAAGTATGCCGAAGGGCGGCTGGAATCAATGCGACAAGCCCGCAATTCATGGTGGAAGCACTGGGCGCAAATAGGCCAGTTTATGATGCCGCGGCGGAATGTGTGGCTAACAGCCAACAAAACGGAATCAAAGGGCAACCCAGTCAACGATAAAGTTATGAACGAACGCGCTATTCTGGCCGCCAACGTATGCGCCACGGGTATCGTTGCCGGAACAACAAGCCAAGGTTCGGCTTGGTTTGTGCCTAAAATCTTTAACCAAGAATTTGATGACAACACCGAGGAGAAACGCTGGCTAGATAAGGTGCAGGCGCTGATGTCGCTGGTGCTCCAAGAGTCTAATTATTACGAAGCAAAAGCAACACAAGCCCTTGATTTGTGTATCTACGGTACATCGCCCATCCTCATCGAAGAAGATTTCGACGATGTTATCAACTGCTACGTTCCCACTATCGGCGAGTTTTTTGTTGCTAACAACGATCGCGGCAAAGTCGGAACAATTGCACGGGAATACGGTTACACGGTTGCGCAACTAGTACGCAAGTTTGGCATTTATAATGTAACTGAAAACGTCAAAACGCTATACAATGATGTATCCGGCTCTGGGCGGAACACAGAAATCACCGTATGCATGATGATTGAAGAAAATGACGATAACTGGGCGGGCAAGCCTGTTCCTAAGGCGTTTAAATGGCGCGAGGTTATTTGGGAAAAAGGCGCATCATGCGATAAGATACTTGCTGTGCGCGGCTTCTATGAAAAGCCGTTTTCCTGCGTGCGCTGGAATCTATCCGGCAACGATGCATACGGTAGCTCGCCCGGAATGACGGCACTTGGCGCTGCAAAGCAAATCCAGCACGAGGAATTTTCGAAGGGCAAAAGTATTGATTATGCACGTTTGCCGCCAATGGTTGCTGATATATCAATGAAAAATCAACCTGCTAGCTTTATTCCCGGCGGCCTTACCTACACCGCAACAGGGGTTAACGGCGTAGGGATTAAACCAGCTTTTGAAATTAACCCTAATGTTATCAATCTGCTGGCACAGGATATTGCTATAGTAGAGGCTCGAATTAAGGAAATATTCTACAACGATTTATTCATGACCGTGACAAACCTAGACACCGCACGCACGGCAACGGAAATCAATGCACGCAAGCAAGAGCAGCTTATTCAGTTAGGCCCGGTGCTTGGTCGGCTGCAAGCGGAATTGGATGATGACCTTGACCGGGTATTTGGGATTATGTGGCGCAAGGGATTGATTCCGCAGCCTCCTGAAAGCATTCAGGGCAAGCCCATCAAAATGGAATACAGCAGTATGCTTGCCGAAGCGCAGCGTGCGTCCTCCGTTACCGCGATTGAGCAGTTGGCGGCGTTTGCAGGAAACATTGCGGCGGTTGAGCCAAAAGTTATCAAGCGGCCTAACTGGGATGAGCTTATTAAGATATACGCTGATGCGCTGCGTGTGCCTTCTAAGGGAATTAATTCGGATGATGAAGTGACGGCAGGCCTTGAGGCGGAAGCACAGCAGCAGCAACAACAAGCGATGATGGAACAGTCCATGATGGCAATACAGGGCGCAAAGACCTTGAGTGAAACGCAAGTGGGCGGCGGTCAAAACGCTATAGAAAGAATGCTCGGATGAAACGCTATTTAATACAACGCGATAAGATGTTCTTTTCTAGCTTTGGCTGGATACCTCGTCCCCGCGAAGCATATATTTTCTTTACCGAGGAAAATGCTCAAAACTTCATAGAGATAAGCAAGAAGAAAAACAAAATGCTTTTTTACGGCGAAATTAAGATTGTGCCGCATGATGTTCCAAAAGAGGAATTGCCTCAGCGTAACAAGGTCGTAATCGATTATAACCCGTATGGATTTGAGAATGAACGAAGCGCCTGAAGAAGAAAATTATGGTGACGAAAAGTTTGTAGCAAAGCAAGAGAAGAAGGCGCGGCAGGAGCAAAAAAGCAGGGATAACGCACTAGCCAGCCTGATGCGCACTGTAGATGGGCGCAGGCTGATTTGGGATATACTTTCCAATTGCCACATTTTTTCAACATGCTTTCACGAAAACCCCATCATCATGGCAAAAGCAGAAGGCGAGCGAAACATCGGCCTTATGCTATTTGCGCACATCATGCGTGTATGCCCTAGCGAATACATGACCATGGCCAAAGAATCACAACCAAAAGAGGATACTGAATTATGACCGAAGCAACCGCAGCGCCAGTAGAACCTGTTGCAGAAACGCCACAAACCGCACCCGTTGAAACGCCAAAAGCTGAGCTAGCAACCGAAACAGTTGGCAATCTGATGGCTGATGCAAAAGCGCAAAATACTGAAAACAAAGGCGAAACAGAGCCAGCAAAAGAACCAGAAAAACCAGAAGAAAAAAAGGAAGAAAGCGCGGAAAAAGAAGTTGCAAAGCCTGAACCAATTGAATACAAGGATTTAAAGATTCCTGAGGGAATTGATTCTGATGCTTTAGTATTAAGCAAGTTTGTTGATATTGCCTCTAAAAACGGCATACCGCAAGAAACTGCTGAAACTATTATCGCAGAATTAGCACCACAGATAGCGGATGCTCTGAAGGCTCCCTACACCGAGTGGAACAAGCTGCAAACGCAGTGGCAATCTCAAGTTAAAGATGACCCTGAAATCGGCGGCGCAAATCACGAAGCAACCATGAATAACATTGCAAAGCTGCGGGATAACCCAGCATATTGCAGCCCAGCCTTTGTAGAAGCGCTCACAATAACAGGTGTTGGTAACCATCCTGAATTTATCAGAACATTTAACAAGATAGCCCTTGCATTAAACGAGCAGCCAAGATTGCAGCCCGGCTCCATTCCGAATTCAAATGAGAAGAAAGACCCCGCTCTTAAACTATACCCCAATCAGGGGAGAAGCTAAAAAGGATTAAATTATGCCCATAATCGGCAACCAGTATAGCACATACGCAGACCACGCCCGGCGCACAGACCCGGACGGCACAATTTCTACCATCGTAAATTTGCTATCGCAAACCAATGAATTGCTTGAAGATATGCTGGTGCTGGAAGGCAACCTTCCTACTGGTCATCAAACCACGGTGCGCACTGGATTGCCGCAAGCAACATGGCGCTTGATTAACCAAGGTATTGGTGATGTTAAGTCTGAAACGGCGCAGATTACCGATACTGCTGGCTCGCTTGAGTGCTACTCAACCATTGATAAAGAACTGGCTGACCTAAACGGCAACACTGCCGCATTCCGCTTGTCTGAAGATATGGCGGTACTAGAAGGCATGAACCAGCAAATGGCAAGTGCGTACATCTACTCTAACGCATTGAGCAGCCCAGCGCAGATTATGGGTTTCACTCCACGCTTTAGCACGCTTAACACTGCCAATGCGCAAACCGCTAAAAACGTAGTGGATGCTGGCGGTACTGGCTCAACCAATACCTCTATTTGGGTTGTTGTGTGGGGCTCGCAATCTTGTCATGCCTTCTTCCCTAAAGGCTCCACTGCTGGTTTGCAGCACAAGGATTTGGGCGAAGTCATTCACACGACTGCGGTAGGTGCAAACAGTGCACAGTATCAGGCATATAAGGCGCACTACAAGTGGAAAACTGGTCTTAGCGTGCGCGATTGGCAATATGTGGTGCGTATCGCTAACATTGACGCCTTGCAATTAACAGGCAACAACGCAGCGGATATCATCGAGTATGTCCACCGTGCGCTTGGCTTGATTAAAACGCTTCCTGCTGGTCAAGGCGCTGTGCAAAAAACCGATGCACAAGACGGCGGTCAAATGAGCATGGGGCGGACAGTAATTTACTGTAATCGTTTGATTCGCACCTATCTTAACATTCAGGCAACCAACCGCAACAACATGCAATTAGGCCTATCTGAGTACGCTGGTAAGATTCAAACCACGTTCCTCGGCATTCCAATTCGCACCGTTGATTCCATTCTCAATACCGAAGCTCGCGTAGTTTAAAGGAAAAACTCATGATACTTGACGCACAATTACAATTCAGCGCCGCCCAAGCAATTACAACCACGGCGGATTCAGTCAATCAAATTGATATGGGTAGTAACCGTGACATGGGCGTTGGCACGGCTCCCTTAAACGTTTTGGTGTTAGCAGCAACCAGCTTTGCTTCGGCAACGGCAGCAGCAACACTTACTGTTACCTTGCAAGGTGCTCCTGATAACGGGGCAAACTTGGAAGGTGTGTACAGCAATATTGCCGCAACCCCTGCATTGCCCCTTGGTCGGCTTGTGGCTGGGCAAAAAATTGCACAGTTTGTATTGCCTCCCGTTTCAAATGGCATCTCCACCATTCCGCCAAGTGCAACAACTGCGGTGGTTAACGCATCAACCAGCGTCCCCATTGTTTCGGCGGCTGGTCTAGTTGCGGGTTTATTTGTATCAGCTGTTGGCATTGTTCCGGGAACAACCATTGCAAGTATCTCTGGTAACACCCTGACACTTTCAAACGCTGCAAATATTGCTGCGGGTGCTGTCGTGTCTTTCTCGGCAACGCCGCCCACCCCACGCTTCTACAAGCTGGTTTATACTGTTTCTAACACTATGACAGCGGGTTCTGTGAATTCTTTCCTTGCTGCATCAGTCGATACTGGTGCATATTACCAAGGCGGAATTCCGTGATAAAAAACAAGGATTAATATGGCTCGTTATAAACTGCACGAAAAAGCATTCTTTGATAACACGGTTTATGAAGAAGGCTCAATAGTTACCGTTGATGATGACACATTTCCCGGCGCATATATGCAGCCCATGGATAAAGCGGCAAAGGAAAAGTATCTAGAAGCAAAGAAGCTAAACTTTAAGTCTCCACGGAAAGATGTAGCTGCTTATTCTTTTGCTAATTTTGCTACATTTGATGAAGAGCTTATCGAAGAAGAAATGCAAGAACAAGAAGCTATCCGCCGTCCTAAAAAAGTAAAGGAATTCACTCATGCCTAATACATTTACAAATCCGGGCATTGTTTATGATAACGGCGCAGGAGACGTTATCCGCAGGGGTGTTGCTGTAAATAATCAATTTAGGGGCGCAGGCGTTACTGCTTACGGCGGCCTTATTGTTTCCACAGAAGGCACAAAGCCAACCTTTTCAACTGGTTCTGTTGGCTTTACGCTTCCCGCTACGCCTACTGATGTTGTGGCAATTTATGGTAGCGCGACAAGAACCATCCGCGTATTGCGCGTGGTTGTTTCTGGTACGGCTGCTACTGCCGCTCAAGGTATTGCGGTTGCGCTTATAAAGCGTTCTACGGCGCTTGCTGGCGGAACTGCGGTCAACCCCGCTGTTGCTGCTTTTGATAGCAACAGCCCAACCGTCACCGCGACTGTGGCGCATTACACTGCACTGGGTACGCCGGGCACAAGTGCAGGTATTGTTGCAGCGCGCACCGTAAACTTTCCAGTTACTACGAGCGCTTTTTCAGATAGGTTTGTTGTTGATTTTACGCAAAACAACAGTCAGGCTCTCGTTTTGCGCGGCACAACGCAAGGTCTTGTTGTTAATCTGAACGGTGTGGCCTTAGCAAACGCAACAACGCTGTCTTATGAAATCGTATGGACTGAAGAATAAAAGTGGATTTTAAACATGGGGCAACCAGCGGGCGGCGGCAGAGATACATCATCCCCTTTAATTAGCGGCTCATTTTCAGGGACAGGGCAAAGCGCAGTACAGCCCTTTTTGGGTTATTTTAACGTTTCGATTTTCGGCACGTTTTCAGGAACGGTTGATATTGAAAAAAGTTTTGATAACGGCGCAAACTGGTTAAAGGTATCGGTTAATGCATCGGGCAGTCCGGCTAGCTATACAAATCCGGTTTCGGTCATTGTTCTAGAGCCTGAATCACAGGTGTTGTATCGCCTTAACTGCACCACTTACACCAGCGGCACTATTAACTACCGCGTTTCGCAATCGCCCAGTTCGGCTAAAGCCTATGGGTTTTAACCGTGGCGGCAGTTGATATTTGCAACCGCGCCTTGGGCGAAATAGGTACGCGCTCAACTATTGCCAGTTTGACCGAGCAATCCAATGAAGCACTGGCCTGCAACACGCATTTTGACCCGCTTGTTAAAAGATTGCTGCGCATGGCCAATTGGAATTTTGCGCGGCGCACGGCATTGCTTACCCTACTTAAGGCCATGCCGGGAACGCCAGAAAATACAACCATTGGCAACGGCTTATGGACAAGCGCACACCCTGCCCCGCCATGGTTGTATGCCTATGCTTACCCTTCGGATTGCATTAGGGTGCAACAGGTTTTGCCGCAAGCAACGGCATCAACAACGCCCGCAACGCCAATATTCCCCGTAACATTGGGCGGCACAACGCCCTATGGTTATAGAGACGGGTCATCAGCACGTTTTAAGGTGGCGCTTGACCTTGATTCGGGGAACAATGAAATCAAAGTCATTTTGACAAACCAGCGGCAAGCTATTGTTAATTATACAAAGTCTATAGTTAACACGGATATGTTTGATGATTCCTTTGAATCGGCATTAGTTGCGGCGCTGGCGGCGAAACTGGCCATTGTGCTTTCGGGTGATAAACAATTATCGCTGATGAAATACCAAGAGGCAGACGCGCTTATTAAGATGGCTAGGGCAGACGATGCAAACGAAACAATTGAAATGCTGTCACATGTTCCTAACTGGATTGCGGCTCGCGGTTATAGCGGCGCTACTGCTGGTGAATCTGGAGATGGCTATTTTTATGAGCCTTTTTCTAGCTACTTTTCGGGGTAGTGCATGACAACAAACGTAATGAAAACATCGTTTGCAGGCGGCGAGTTTGATGCAAACCTATTTGCGCGTGTTGATTTAGGACAATATCAAACGGGCGCAAGCATTATGCGCAACTTTACCGTGGATTACCGAGGAGGCGCAAGCAGTCGGGTAGGTACACGGTTTATTGCCGTAGTTGAAGATGCGGCTAATCCTGTTATTTTAAAGGAATTTTCTTTCAACGCAGAGCAGACGTATATATTGGAATTTGGGCATTTTTACATGCGGGTTATCAGCAATGGCGGCTTGATACTATCCGGCGGCGTTCCTTACAAGTTGGTTACGCCATGGGCAGCGGCAGACTTGGCCAAGTTGAAATTTACACAATCAGCGGATGTGCTTACCATTACGCATCCTAATTACCAGCCCTATGATTTAACGCGGGTTACAAATACTAACTGGACGCTGACGGCAATTAATTTTGAACCGCAAATAGCCGCGCCAACAATCGGAACAGCAACGGAGTCAAGTTCAGGAACAACAACATATCGTTATGTTGTGACGGCAATCAGTTTAGAAACAGGCGAGGAAAGCCTTGCATCTGGCGTTGCTGTTACCACGACAGCAAAAACTTTGTCGCAGCACGCAAACGATTATGTAACGGTGACGTGGACGCCTATTGCGGGTGCATCGCTTTATAACATCTATCGGCAAGAGGAAGTACCAGCAGGCGCTGCTGATATAAACTCGCTGTATGGTCTTATCGGCAACACCTCAGGCAATAGTTATCAGGATATTAACGGCGTTCCTGATTTTGCAGCGCCGCCGCCAACCATCACAGACCCTTTTGCCAATGGCAGGATAAGCGCCATAACCGTTACGGCGGGCGGCAGCGGGTACACTGCTAACACAACGGTAACAGTAAGCGGTGCGCCGGGCAAGGGGTTTAGCGGTTTTCCCATTATATCGGCTGGCGTCATAACGGGTGTTGTTATACGCTCGCAAGGTGTGCGTTATGTTTCGCCAACCGTTATCTTTACCGATTCCGGCGGAACAGGCGCAACAGCAACAGCAACGGTTTCAGCGCCGAATAACTGGCCGGGCAAGGTGACGTATTTCAAGCAGCGCAAAACTTTTGCAGCATCCTATCAGTTGCCGCAAACAGTATGGATGACGCAGACGGCACTTTATCGAAACATGAACGTATCGTTTCCCGGTACTGATTCGGATGCCATAACTTTTACCATAAACAGCCAGCAAGTTAATGAAATTAAATCCTTAGTTCCAGCAAGCAACGGCCTTATTGCTTTTACGAGCGGTGGCGCATTTGTTATTAATGGCAATTCAGAAGGTGTGCTGACCCCGTCAACAGTGCGTGCTGACCCGCAAGTAGGTAACGGCGCATCGGATTTGCAGCCTTTATTTATCAACGGAAATATCCTTTATGTGCAGGAGCAGGGCAACACGATACGCGACTTGCAATATGATTTTTACCAGAATGCGTTTACCGGAAACGATTTAACGGTTTTTTCTAAGCATCTATTTGAAAACAGAAAAATTGTATCGTGGTGCTATGCAGAGGAGCCGAACAAGATTGCATGGATGGTGCGAGATGACGGCATATTGCTAAGCCTTACATACCTTAAAGAACAGCAGGTTAACGGCATTGCGCGTCATGATACGGATGGTTTTTATGAATGGGTTGCATCCGTTCGAGAAGGCGCAGAATCGGCGGTGTATTTTATAGTACGCCGAGTTATTAATGATACCTATATGCGCTACATTGAGCGAATGGTAAGCCGCAATTTTGGCGAGAATAAAGCGCAGAACATAGAGGCAGATGTAACCAAGGCGTGGTGTGTGGATTGCGGCCTTGAATTAGAGCAATACAAACCTAATGCGGAATTATACGTTTCTGCCGCAACAGGAACTGGCGTACAATTTCAAACGTCAACAACAGGCATATTTGATGCAACAATGGTGGGGCGCATTATAAGGGCTGGTGGCGGTATAGCAGTAGTGACGGCATACGTTAACACGGCGCAAGTAATGGGCAACATCATAAAGCCCATTACCTCGCTTTTTCCCAACAACCCGGCAGGTGTTCCTTTTATCGTTAAGCCCGGCGAATGGAGCTGTACTGCGGCAGTGAGCAGCATAAGCGGTCTTAACCATTTGAATGGTAAAGTGGTTTCTGTGCTAGCGGATGGCAACGTGTTGCCGCCGCGCACGGTTGTTGCTGGAAGCATCAGTTTAGATACCCCCGCCAGTGCTGTTGTTGTAGGTTTGCCGTATCGCTGCATTCTTGGTACGCTGCGGCTTGATTTGGGAGATGGCAGCATTCAGGGCAAGCGCAAACGCATCACGGCTGTAACCGCACGGGTTAAGGCAACACGCGGCTTGAAAATGGGTTCTACACTTAATACGCTTATTCCGTTTAAACAGCGCACGCCTAGCGTTTTCATGGGGCAGGCAATACCGATTTCTGATGATGACCAGCGCATTATTCTTGACCCAAGTTGGAACACGGATGGGCAGGTGTTTTTTGTGCAGGATGACCCCTTGCCAGCAACGATTCTGGGTTGTATCCCTGAAATAGTTGTGGGCGATACGAACAAATGAAAATTGTGAAAGCAACGCGAGAACATGCCATTGAGCTTTCCCAGAATTTAAAACAAGGCGATTTGGAAGAAATCAATGCAGGTGGGCATACGCCGCTTGAGGTGTTGTTATATGGGGTTGAAGCGTCTTTACATGCCTATAGCGCCATAGAGGATAACAAAGTCATTGCTATGTGGGGTATTAAGGTTGAGAACTTTTTTAGCCGCTCTGCTGGTATTTGGTTATTAACCGCGCCGCACGCAAAAAAGAAAACCTTGCTGCGGGAATCTAAACGATTTGTGGAATACTTTAGGCAGCAATACCCGCAACTGGTGGGCATGGTGTATGCTCCCTATAAAGATGCAATAAAGTTATTGCTTTATTTAGGATTTTGCATACATAGTCCTGTTAAGTATGGGCGGAAACAAGCCATGTTTTCTTATTTCGAGTTAAAGGCGTAGTATGTGTGACCCGGTATCCGCATCAGTCGCAGCAACCGCAGTCGCCGCCACAGTAACAACAGCCAGCACCGTATCACAAGCCAACACAGAACGCCGGGTAGCAAACTATCGAGCAGCCGTGGCGCGAAACAACCAAGAGATAGCCAACCAAAACGCACAGACAGCGGCGCAGGTGGGTGCAAATCAAGAGGCAGAAAAGCGGCAGGACATAAGGAAAGCAATAGCGGCGCAGCGCGTTGCCGGGGCTGCAAACAATCTGGATATCAGCAGCGGTTCTATTCTGGATTTACAATCAGATGCGGCAGGATTGGGTGAGCTTGATGCTTTAACTATTCGTGATGCAACAAACCGCCAAGTGCGCGGCTATCAGCAGCAGGGGTTAAACTATGCAACGCAAGCGCAAGCGGATATAGCGGCAGGAAAAGCAGCGCGCACGGCTGGTTATTTGTCGGCAACGGGAACGGCTTTTGAAGCTGGCTCTAGCCTTGCTGATAAATGGAATTCCTTTAGAACACCTGATTCGGGAATGGTGCAGGGCAAAAGCGGTCTTATGGGAGGGCGCGTTTAATGGCTGTTGTTCCAGTCGTACAGCGCACCGTCATGCCTACCATGATTGCGGCGCAGCAACAACAAGCTGCTCCGGTTTCCAATGATGCAGTAGGCCGCGCCGTTCAAGGATTGGGGCAAAATCTTATGAATGCCTCGGAATCATTCGAGCGCATGGCGGCGGAGGAGAACGAAGCGGCGGTTAAGGCGGCGGATGCAGAATTTAACAATGCGCTGCGCGATATACAATTTAATCCTGAAAAAGGCTTTTACAATCAAAAGGGTAAGGCTGCCGTTGATGCATATGGCGTCATGCCGAAAGAGCTAACTAAGCTGCAACAGCAATTTGCAATGCGGCTTAAATCACCAGCGCAGCAGCAGCTTTTTAATGATGTGGCGCAGCGGCGGATAAGCGGCACGCTAGATTCCATGGCGCGTTATACCCAATCAGAGCGCAAGGCGTATCAGGATGGAACGTCTTTGGCGCGGGTGGAAAGCGCATTACAGGACACGGGTGCATTTTGGAATGATGATAACCGCGTGCGCCAGAATATTGCTTTATCTCGCAATGAGATACTTGACCAAGCAGAACGCAACGGCTGGTCGCCTGAGTTAACCAATGTCAAATTACAAGACGTTCAGGGGAAAATCTATGGCGCTCAAATTCAAGGAATGCTGGCAACGGAAAAGCCTGATACCATTTTATCAGCGCGGCAGCTTTATGAAAAGAACCGCTCGCAGCTGGATTATGAAACGATGCAGCAGCTTGATAAAAAGTTTGCGGTGGTGTTGCCAGCGGCCATAGCGCAAAAAAGTTTTGCTGAGTTTAATGCTGGGGCTGGTGGCGGTGATTTCAGCAGCATCATGCAGAATGTTATTTTTCCCAATGAGGGAGGCTTTGTTGCCGTTGACGGCGCAAGCGGCGCACCTGCTAATATGGGCATTAACCAGCGTGCAAACCCGGATGTGGATGTTAAGAGCCTGACCAAGAACCAGGCAGCGGTGCTGTACAAAGAACGCTACTGGGATAAATACGGCATTGAGCAGCTTGCACCGGATGTGCGCGATGTGGTGTTTGATGGCGTTATTAACCACGGCGGCGAGGGCGCATTTGGAAAGTCGCTGGTTAAGGCGGCGCGAGACGGTGCAACACGCAACGAACTGATAACCATGCGTCAAAAAGAATATGACCGATTGGCACAATCCGAAGAATACGCGCCCTACAAAAAGGGATGGGATGCACGCTTGCAAAAACTGTATCAAGGAGCGCAAACAAAAGCAGTTGATTACACGGCTGCGCAACAGCGTGCTGCGGCCTTGGAGAAGGAAGCGCCGGGGGCGGGAACAGAATTCCTAAAGCTGGTAGCATTGCAAGAAAAGCAACAGAAACAGCAATCTGATGCAATGCTTGGGGATGCATACAAACAGATTCTGAATAATGGCGGTAATTACAATGCCTTAACCCCGCAGCAATTAGACATGTTGCCGCCACAAGAGATTGATAATCTTATAAAGTTTGCCGATAAAATTGCCGCTGGGCAAAAAATTAACACGGATTGGGGTTTGTATTACGAGCTTAAAACCAACCCGGATATGTTAAGGGATTCTAATTTAGAAGTTTATTTTGGTCGCTTAAATCCAACCGAGCGGAAACAATTAATTGAAGAGCAGCAATCCCTGCGCACGGGCAACACGGCGGCAACGTCAAACCTGCGCAGTGGTGGGCAAGTGTTGCAAAACTGGTTTAACCAAGTGGGGCTAGACCCGAAAAAAGATGCAGCGGTGATTGGTAATATCTGGTCGCTTTATGAACAGGAAGTTCGGGCGCAGGAAACAGCCACGGGTAAAAAGCTGACTTCGGAAGAACTTAACAAAGTGGCGGCGCGGCTGTTTGTCGAAGTGCAAGCATCACGCGAAGGTTTTGGCAATGACCCACGCCGCGCTTTTGAGTTACAGCCGGGTGATGTTGTGCGGGGCGTTACCGTTCCTGATGCGGAACGGGCAAAGATTGAGGCGGCATTATCCGAAAAGGGATTACCTGTTACGGATGAGATGATTCAATCACTTTATGCAGAGGCGAACGGAATAGAAATCAATGACCGTGAAGCATCAAGGCCAACGCGTTTTATGTGGTTTGCGCCTTCGTTGCTATCCGGCGTCGCACCAAAAGAGCAGCCGCCTAAAAAAGCACCAGCACCCAGCACAGGCGGCTTAACAGTGCCGATGGCTGAATGATAAACGATAACAACCCGTATCGCGCCATATTGGACAAACAAGACGGCACAGCCCTGCGCACGTCTCTTGCACAGGCAGTGGACTATAACCCTGATACCGAAGTAAAATTGAAAGACCTAGCGCGGCGTTATAATCTACCTACAGATGCGGTACGTCTTGAGCAACCAGCAATAGAGCGCAAGGCAAAGCTGGATGCGTATGATTATGAAACTCTGATTAAGAACTCACCAAAAACCGCCAAGCTATTGCAAGACCCCAATGCGGCACGCATAGCGCATGATGATGTTGATAATTTGAGCAACGTAGAGGGATTATTAACAACACCTTTTCAGCGGGATGTTGATTTTGTAACTAAGCCGCTGAAAAACATTTCTGTTTCAACGGCAACGGGTTTATTTCCTAATTTTGCTGCGGGTGTTTATGGCGCGGGAGAGGCAGTTACGGCGGCGGCTGGCGCATCATCACTGCAAACAGTTTTTGGCAATTTGCGTCAAAGGGCTGAGGCAACAGGCAAGCAATGGATGCTTCCGGTTTTAGAGGGCGCATCGGAAACTGAGGCGGCAATTTACAGCGGCTTTCAATCTATTGGGCAAATGGCGCCGGGGCTTGCCTTGTCGTTTCTATCCGGCGGCACGGCTGCCCCTGCCCTTGCTTTGGCGGGTACTGTTTCCGCTGGGCAATCGGCGGGTGAGGCGCTTGAAGCTGGTGTGCCGCCCGTCACATCTTTGCTATTTGGCTTATCGCAAGGGGGCATTGAGGCAGCAACGGAAAAACTCCCTGTTGGGCGCTTACTGGGCGATGTACTGAGTGGCAAAGGTTTTGGGCAGACGCTGGCAAGGCAGGTCATCAGCGACATGCCGGGTGAACAAGTGGCAACGGTGCTGCAATCCTTTAATGATTGGGTTGTGCTCAATCCGCAAAAGCCACTGGGCGAACAGGCAACGTGGGATGAATATGTTGCAAGCCTTCCCGCCAATATGCAGCAGACCGCTATTGCAACGCTGACCGCCATTGCTGGGCAGACGGGCGCAATTTATGCCATAAGCAAAGTTAATGAGCGGATGCAGCAGGATTTGGCGTCCCTTAAAGACAATCAGCAAGCGCGTGCGGATGCGTTGCATGAGGCGGTACAAGCAACCAAAACAGCGGCACGCGCACCAGAGATTCTTAAGCAGCACGTTGAAGCCGTTGCACCAGAAGGCAAGGTTTACATTGATGGGCAGGACGCTTTAACGCTGTATCAATCTTTGCCGCCAGAAGAACAAGCAAACCTTTCTGCGCTCTTGCCTGACTTTGTTAAGAACATGCAGACAGCAGCGGCAAGTGGCGGTGATGTGATTCTATCGCAAGCAGAATATATTTCAAACATTGCCAGCCGCAAAGAGCTTAACGCTTTTTCCAGCCATTACCGCACCGCGCCGGATGAGTTATCAGCAGCACAACTGGCCAACACGGATGTGAATGCAGAGCTGCAAAACTTGCTGGATAGCCTAGATGATGACACCTCAAGCAACGTTGACCTGCAAGATTTTGAAGTGGCGCAGCAGCGTATTTATGACCAGCTTTTAAATGCGGGTAAAACACCGGATGAAGCGCGGCAAGTGTCTCTTTTTGCTGGGCAAGCATACCAAGCCTTAACGCAAGCGGCAGGCGGCGAAAAAGCATCAGCAGCAGTGCGGCAGATATTGGACAACGTGACCATTGAGCCACTGGCAAAAGAGGCATTGCGCAAGCGCGGCGATGCGCTGGACTTGCAGCTTGATGAAGCACGCAGGTTTTTTAAAGAACAGGCCAAGGCAAGCAATAAAGGTATTGCGGCGAAGGCAATGGATATGTTTGGCGTTTCTAAGCCGGCACGCGAGAAAGCACGCCCTACCCCGCTTCTGTCATGGGTTGAAAGTCAGGGCGGTTTTAAACGTTCGGATACAATGGCAGCGGATATTAAGCAAGCACTTGATAAAAAAGCAAACCGAGCCTTGCGCACAAACGGAAAGCTGGCGCTGGACACCATCCCCATTGCCGAATGGAACGCCGCTTTCAAAGACAGGCCAGCGTTGCAGTATAACGAGCCGGGCGATTACGTTGACCCCGCCTTTATCCTTGACAAGCTGAAAGATGAAGAAGCCGGAAACTATGCACGCAATCCGGCGCAGCTTGAGCAAGATGCACGCATTCAGGATTATGATTATCTGAACAACCAAGTGCAGCAGGCATTGGGCAAAGACATCCTCAGCGCCAGCAATGATGAGATACGGAAGGCGCTGGCACAGGGGCAGGGGCGGGTTTTAGAGCAATCTGCCTTACCTAAAAAAATTATTATAGACGGCAAAGAACGCTGGACGGTGAACAGCAACGGTGCACCTATTGCAAGGACAGAGGAAGGTATTAAAAACTTTTGGGCATGGTTCGGGGATAGCAAGGTTGTTGATGGTGAGGGCAGGCCGCTGGTGGTTTATCATGGGACTAAAGCAGACTTTGATACATTTGACCCGTCTAAAGCAGTGAGAAATAAAGTTCTTTGGTTTGGTGAAAAACAGACGGCCAGTGATTTTTCAATAGCATCTAGATATACTTCTAATTCCGATTATGACGGTGCTAATGTTTTACCAACTTATTTATCAGTAAAAAATCCGCTTTTGCACGGTAAGGAGCACAAAGGACTTGCTATCGGCGGTGTTGTTGAATTAGCTCAAAACAACAACAATGATGGAATCATATTAACAAGCAGTGTGACTTTTGACCACGTTTATGTTGTTTTTAACCCCACACAAATCAAATCCGCCACAGGCAACAGCGGCGCGTTTGACCCTGTTAATCCTAGCATTCTAGAGCAAGACGCACGCGGCCAAGTCACCTTTACTGGGCAAGAATCCATTATCAAGCTGTTTGAAAATGCTGACAAATCAACAGTATTGCATGAGCTATCACACGTTTATGTGCGGGCAATGCGGGATGCAGTGGCGGCTGGGGATGCAAGCCCAGATTTTGTTAAGGATTGGGAAACGCTTAAAAAGTTTGTCAATACCGAGGCGGACACATTCACCGTTGCGCAGGAAGAAAAGATTGCATCAGCGTTTGAGAAATACCTTTATGAAGGACGAGCACCATCGGTTGAATTGTCGGGTACGTTCTACCGCATTAAGAAATGGATGATGCGGATTTATCGCGGCCTTAAAAGGGCGGCGTTGGATGTGGGGCTGAGCGATGACGTGCGGGGCGTGTTTGACCGGATGCTTGCCACAAGGGAACA